TTACTTAAGCTCAGGGCAATGGACATTGATCTTGACGCTAAGAACCCACGCTTCCATATCGGTGGTGTCCCACACCTGAAGACCAAGGCCAAGAATTACAGGACGGTGCCGATCCATCCAAGGCTCATGGACATGCTCCATAAGCGCCTGGAATACGCCGGACCATCGGTCAGGGTGTTTGATGACGTCGGCAACAAGGACCAGCTACTGAGAGCCTTCAAGAAGGTCAGGAAGTGGGCAAATGCACCGGAGTATCGATGGCATGACTTGCGTCACAGTTTCGGTACATGGCACGCCATTGGCGGCACACCGATGCGCACCTTGATGGCGATGATGGGACACAAGACCATTGAGATGACCCTGCGCTATGCCAAGCACACAGATAGCGCTGCTATCGCTGCAATGGGCAACATCTAGCGTGACTAACGGTCGATCTGATAGGCTCTTTCAGTTCCGAGGCGAGGGATTCTCATTTGAGTCTCATCGCTGGGATCCACACGCGGATGTGGCGGAATTGGTAGACGCGCTAGTTTCAGGTTCTAGCGTAACTACATTCCATTAGTGCAAAGGTCGGGGTCCGCGCCTCGACCTTCCTTTCACAATCACGGTTCCACTTAGGTAAGGAACTAACAGCACACACTAACGCGGATTCTTATTGCCAACACCAGCACAGATTGATGAACAAATAAAGCTTGAACGAGAGCAAATACGCCAAGGTCTCAAGCTTTTACATGACAACACTAAGAAACTAGAAGACAAGAGTTATGCCAGTGCTTCTATCTATGGAGTTGTATCTATTGATCAACTTCTACCTCTTGTAGTTAAGCGTATTCAAGATTCACGCGCTCGCATTAGACAAGGAAGTGCGGGAGTTGCATTCGCTGAAATCAAAAGATATTTACAAGATTTAGAGCCAGAAGTTGCTGCTACAATTTCACTGAAAGTAGCCTTTGATAAAGTATTCAGTACAACACCTGGTGCTAATACAGTCACCAAGGTTGTTGAAGCTATTGGCAAGGCTATTGAGAATGAGTGCATGATGCGTTTCTATGAACGTAACGTGCCAGGCCTGTTCAAAGTTATCAAGGATAATTACTGGCATCGATCAAGTGGTACACAACAAAAGGTCAGGAATATCATCACACTGATGAATCGATATGACATCGATCATTGGAAGTGTTGGGGTTCAGTCAACAACGTCAAGCTAGGTGGTTGGTTGCTTGATTGTATCTGCGAAGAAAGTGGTTACTTTGAAAAGTACATCGAGTACAAAGGGCGACGGCGCAAGACGCATGTTGTTCCTACAGCTACTTTCTTTGAGAACAAGGACAGGATTATGTCTGAGGCTGAGATGTTCAGCCCATTAGCTTGGCCGATGCTGATTGAACCCAATGATTGGACAACTGATGGGAAGCATGGTGGCTACTTATTGAATGAAGTCATGCGAGGTCATGACATGGTGCGGCGGGGAAACCCGACATCTATACAGGGAGAAAACCCTGTCGCATTTCTGAATCGCATTCAGAAGGTTGCCTACACACTTAACCCGTTTATCGTTACCGTCGCTGAGACGTTAATGGAAAGGCAAATAGAAGTAGGTAAATTCATCCCCATTGTTGAGATACCTTTACCACCTAAACCTCCTGACATCGCTGAGAACTCAGTTGCCAGAAAGGATTACAGACGACGCGCTGCTGAGGTATGCAACATCAATGCACAAGCATTCAAAAAATCATGCCGAACACGGATGACCATGAATGCGGTAGAAAAGTTCAAGAATAAGGATAAATTCTTTATTCCTTGGTCATTTGATTATCGGGGTAGGGCTTATCCTATCCCGGCTTTTCTCACACCACAAGACACTGACTTTGGTAAATCATTACTAAAGTTTTATGAGTCGTCATTCATAACACCTGATGCTGAACAATGGCTAGCATTTCAAGTCGCAACAACATATGGACTTGATAAAGCTACAATGGAAGAACGTCAGGAATGGGTGCATAATAATCAAGACTTAATTACACGTATTGCAGAAGACCCAATTACATACAGACCTGACTGGGAAACAGCCTCTGAACCATGGACTTTCCTTAGTGCCTGTGATGAATACTATCATTGCATCATCAAGTGCGATCGTCATCACACTTCTTTGCCTGTTGCCGTGGATGCTACATGCAGTGGGCTACAGATACTTGCCGGATTGGCAAGAGATGCAAGCACAGCAAAGTTAGTTAATGTTGTCCCTAGTGAAAAACCACAGGATGCTTACAAAGTTATAGCTGAACAAGCAAAACCCAATGTTCCTGTGCATTTACAACAACACATGGATAGGAAGACAACAAAAAGAACAGTGATGACTGTTCCTTATAACGCTAAACCTTTCTCTAATCGTGGTTATATCCGTGATGCATTGAAGGAGAAAGGTGTTGAGGTCGATAAGGATGACCTCACTGCTGTTGTCAAGGCTGTTCGAGATGCAATGGATGTCATCGTTCCTGGCCCAATGCAAGTGATGAAGTGGATTGAAAAGGAGGTAAGTAATGCTATTGATCGTGGATTAAAACAACTCACATGGGAGACACCATCAGGTTTTGTGGTCACACAAAAGCTAATGAAGAAAAACACACAACGTGTTGAGCTTCAATTACTTGGTAGCTGTAGGATTACAGTCTCCAATGGTGACACTGATCAAGTTGACAAGAACCACCATAAGAATGCAACAGCACCTAACCTTATCCATTCACTTGACGCTAGTTTACTTCATTTAGCTGCAATTAGTTTCGATGCACCAATAGCAGTCATTCATGACTCTGTCTTGTGCAGAGCAACGGACATGCCTTGCTTATGGGTACTTGTCCGAAAGATTTACATGCACCTATTTGCGGAGCATGATTACTTAACGGATTGGGCGCAACAAATTGGCGCTGAATCTGAACCACCGATTATTGACTCACTTGAACCTGAGTCAGTAATTGATTCTAAATACTTTTTTTGTTAATGGCACGAACCACCTTTATTACACCTGAAGCTGTCACCCTTGAAGGGTTTCAAGCTATCCTCCAACCAACCAAGTTTGGTTATGCATTGTCTGCCATCTTTGATGAAGACATGATTGGTAAACTTGAGCAAGACAGGACTGAATCACTTAAGTGGGCTCAGTCTAAGCTCAAGAACCCAAAACGATCAGTTCTTAAGCCTGAACCTTGGGAAGAGGTAGCAGAAAACAAGTACAAAGCAAAGTTTTCATGGAATGATGAGAACAGGCCACCAGTTGTAGATACTGAAGGCACACATATTACCGATGAGCGTACACCTTTGTACAGTGGGAGTAAAGTGAAGCTTGCTTTCTACCAAAAGCCTTATATTCTTAAGGATCAAACAACCTATGGTACTTCCCTAAAGCTGGTAGGTATTCAGGTGGTTGCTGCTAGTGGATCTGCTGGTGTTGATACCGGAGATCTAAATGCAGATGATGTTGCGGAGATGTTTGGTAAGACAGATGGATTCAAAGTTAGTGATCCAAATGTTCAACCGAGTGACGACACAGATGACTTCTGATGGGGTTTCGATCGGGCTTAGAGAAGAAGGTAGCTGGCCTTCTTCTTGATCTCGGTGTCACCTATGAATACGAAAGCACAAAGATACCTTATGTAATTAAACATAACTACACACCAGATTTCATTCTTCCGAATGGTATCTGGCTTGAATGCAAAGGATATTGGGATGCTGCTGATCGGCGTAAGGTTAAGGCTGTTAAAGAACAGAACCCTGAAATCGATTTACGCATGGTCTTTCAGGCACCGTATAACACTATCAGTAAAAAATCAAAGACAACATATGCGCAATATTGCGAAAAGTTAGGGATACCGTGGACCTCATATGTCAACATCCCACTTAAATGGCTCACAGAGTGAGTTCGTAAGGCACGAACCTTGTACTGAATGTGGTTCGTCTGATGGCAATAGTTTGTACTCAGACGGCCACACTTTTTGTTTTGTATGTCACACCTGGAAAGGTGGAGACGGCAAGATTCACAATCACCAATCCACTAATGCAAGAAAAAATTACATGGAGGCCAGAGGAGTACCAAGACGACTTTCTCGACGAGGAATTAGCGAGAGAGTCTGCGAGGAATATGGCATCACCACTGACGGAGAACTCTTATGCTTCCATTATCGAGACAGCACTGGACGTCTTATTGGAATAAAAACTAAATCTAAGGATAAACAATTTCGATATGAAGGAGAATCGGATGGCCGGTTCTTCGGTCAACACCTATTCCGACATGCAGGCAAGAGAGTCGTCATTACGGAGGGTGAGATTGATGCTGCTACGTGTAGAGAGGCGCTCCCGACGTGGGAGATGGTATCCCTGCCATATGGCGCGGCGTCAGCAAAGAAATCAATTCAACAAAATTATGAATGGTTGGAGAACTGGGAGGAAATATGCCTGTTCTTCGACAATGACGATGCAGGCCGTCAGGCAACGCAGGAGGCAGCTGCAGTGCTGCCACCTGGCAAGGTCACGATCGCTGACCTCAAGGGCTATAAGGACGCCTCTGAGGCGGCACAAGACAGCAATTTTGAGGCGATTCGAGAGGCTATTTGGAATGCTAAGCCGTACAGACCTGACGGGATTGTCGATGGAAAGTCTTTGCTTTCACTTGTAATTGAACCACAACAAGATTACATCCATGAATATCCATACAGTGGATTACAAGAGAAGCTACACGGGATCAGGCGAGGAGAACTTGTCACGATTACTAGTGGCTCTGGTCAAGGAAAGTCATCAGTCTGTCGTGAACTTGCAACTCACCTCCTCTGTAAAGGGGAACGGGTTGGGTACGTGGCACTTGAGGAGTCAAATAGAAGAACAGCATTAGGGCTTATGTCCGCTGCTAGTGGTAAACAATTTCACATAGGAACACATGAACGATCTGATCTCACCCAAGCATATCAAAACACTCTTGCTAACTGGAATCTCTTTCTTTTCGATGGCTTTGGTAGCTTCGATCCTGACAACATACTCAGCAAGATTAGATACCTTGCTGCTGGACTTGACTGCCGGGTTGTATTTCTAGATCACCTATCCATTCTTCTCAGTGGTCTTGATGGAGACGAACGCAAAATGATAGATAACACCATGACTAAGCTCAGATCATTGTGCGAGGAAACTGGTATTTCTATGTTTTTGGTATCACATTTACGGAGACCGCAAGGAGACAAAGGACACGAAGATGGAGCAAAAGTATCACTTGGACAGCTGCGAGGAAGCCACTCAATTAGTCAACTTTCTGACGCAGTTATTGGACTCGAACGAGATCAGCAGAGCGGACCTGAACACGCTGATACAACAGTGCGAATCCTTAAAAATCGCTACTCAGGCGAAACTGGTATCGCGTGTGTACTGAATTACGACAAAGAAAAGTGCAAGTTTAATGAAACAAAGACCTTCGATGCAACAACAGATTTTTGAATCACCGCATCAACAAGCAATTCTTTGGAATCCTGGCGGTTTGATTACTAATGCAGAACAAGAAAAACTAAAGAAACCAAATCCACCTACCGCTGAAATGGTAGAGAAAGCACAATTTATCGATAAAACTTACATCTGGAAACATGCTGGTGTTCGACCTGGAGACGAACGGACTTCTGAATGATGTTACCCGTATCCACTGTCTTGTTATCTACGATAGTGAGACTG